TTGCGGCCGAGTGGCCGCCAGTGTTTGAGTAGGATTGACCCGTCATGGCGACAAACGGCTACGCAACATTGGCAGAAGTCAAGGCAGCTCTACGGATCGGGACAGCCGACACCGTCGACGACGTGCTGATTGACAACTGCATCGGTGCCGCATCACGCCTCATTGACGGCTACTGCAACCGCCAATTCTGGGCATACTCCTCGGCAACCGTCCGCGTCTATCAGGCGAACACCGAATACGTCTGCGACATCGACGACGTCTACTCAACCACCGGCTTTGTCCTCAAGACCTCCACGTTCGCCGACGGCAACTTTGATGTCACCTGGTCAACCACCGACTACCAACTCGAACCATTGAACGGCGTGCTTGACGGACTCACCTGGTCGTACAACAAACTGCGCGCCATCGGCGACTACCTGTTTCCGACCGTCAACGCCAACTACGGCGAACAAGCCTTGGTGCAAGTGACCGCCCTCTACGGCTGGGCCAGTGTCCCAGAGCCCATCAAGCAGGCATGCATCATCCAATCGTCACGCATCTTCAAGCGTTACGATTCGCCGCTCGGCGTCGCAGGCTTCGGCGATCTCGGCGCTATCCGCGTTTCTCGATTCCTCGACCCTGACATGGCTCAGCTCGTCGAGCCGTATCGACGTATGCGGATGTTCGCCTAATGCCAGCCACAATCAGCCAAGTCAAAGACGGCCTCAAGGCACGCATCAACACCGTCTCAGGTCTGCGCGCATTCGACTATCAACCCGACCAGGTGAACCCGCCGTTCGCATGGCCGACACTCGACAGCATCACCTATCACCAGAGCGGCATGGCATCGGGTGGCGTCGTCATGAACTTCACCATCACACTCGTCGTCAACCGCGCATCAGAACGAACCGCTCAAGACCAGCTCGACCAATACATGAATTGGGACGGAGCCAAGTCGCTTCGTGCAGCCATCGAGGCAGATCGCACACTCGGCGGAATCTGCGACGACCTCATCGTCACTAACGCCGAGAACCTCACCAACATCGACGCCAACGACACGCTGTATCTGGCAGTCGATTTCAAGGTCACGGTGTACGCTTAGAACATGGCAAAATACCTCGTCTCAGGACCGTTCCCGGTGACCGGCGTTCAGCCTGGCGGGTTTGTGGACGGAAGCGGAATCGACAATGTAGAGTTGTTGCTGCAAGCCGGTGTCCTAACGCTGGTCGAAGAATCCAAGAAAACCTCAAAGGCCGATAAGGCAGGAGACAAATAGTCATGGCAAAGCTGGTCCTCAAAGACGCGAACATCGTGTTCAACGGCACGGACATTTCCTCGAATGTGGCGAGTGTGAGCTTGTCGACAACTGCCGCTGAGGTTGCTACCACGGCGTTCGGTTCTTCGGCAGTCACGAGGGTCTCGGGTCTCATCGACAACTCGGTGACGTTCAGCATCCACAACGACTACAACGCCATCGACGGAATCTTCTTCCCGCTCGTCGGCTCAACCGCAGTCACCTGTGTCATCAAGCCGAACGGCACCGCTGCCGCTTCCTCGGCGAACCCGTCCTACACCTTCTCGGTCCTCGTGACTGAGTGGACTCCGGTCAACGGTGCGGTCGGCGAACTCGCCACCGCCGACGTGACTTTCCCAATCTCGGGCGCAATCACCAAGGCCGTCTGATTTCAACCCACCTAACCTGCGGAGGTAGACAATGAAACTTGGTTTGACCGTACACGGCACCGACGGCAAAAAGCGACTCGCAGTCGTAGCATTTGCCGACTTCGTCAAGTACGAAGAAATCCACGACAAGTCAATGGCGAAGGTCGAAGCAGAAATGAAAGTGCGCGACCTCGCCTGGCTGGCGTGGCATTGCGAACGACGCAACAAAGTCACCGCACTCGAGTTCGATGCTTGGCTGGACACCGTTGAAGAGATTTCTGCTGGTGAAGGCGAGGACAAGATTGTCCCTTTGGAGAGCAGTCAGCCCACTGGCTGATCGCCTATTTGGCGGTCGAGACGGGCATCGCCCCGTCAGTGTTGCTGGCGGAATCTCCACGAATGCTCTACACGATGACCGCGTATCTGCGTTGGCGTGCAGTGAAGCAGAACCCGAACACGCCCTACAATCGGTGACATGCCTGAGATTCAAGCGATAGGTCGAGCCGGTGCAGTCAGCATCGGCGCACCAGAACTCTTCAACTTTCTGCGCATCGCATCGCAGGCGTATCCAGACTTCAACCGTGAGATGCGCAAGGCCGCAGAGGAAGTCGCCCAAGTCATCGTTGACAGTGCGAAGGTCAACGCAGCAGGACAACCCAAGCACGGTCCGAATCGCCCCGGTAGTTCAGGAATGTCGCAGGCTCAGGCCGTAGTGAACAAATTGCGTGCGAGACGTGATCGCATCCCGACCGTCAAGCTCGACTCGAAGCAGGCGTTCGTTTCGGCTTCTCGTCCGAATCGGAAACGCAAGACGAAGGTGAATGCCGGTGACGTGTTCTTCGGTGCCGAATTCGGTGGCCGTCGACGACCCACCACGATGCAGTTCTTGCGCCACCGTGGACGCCAGGGCTACTTCTTCTGGCAGGCAGTTAGGGACAACAAGTCCTTCATCGCCAAGGAGTATTCCGAGAAGATTGACCTCGTGTTGAAGAAGCTTGCTGCGGAGGCTGGCTGACGCTAGGGTGAACACAGGAGGCCCGCCATGCCTGCGAAAACGATGATTCATGCCGTCAAGTTTCGTGACGTCAAATCCAACCAGCCGCAGAAGTTCGCCATCTCTTGGCAAGGTTTGAGCAGCCTGCTGCAAATCAGCGAGGCAAGAAGCGACAAGACGCAACGCGAACTCTGGTCGCCAGTCACCTACTTCCACGGCACGACCCGAGGCAACCGCAATGTCGAGTACGTCACCTGCCTCGTCGTCGACATGGACGGCGAAGCATTCGACCACGCACGACTCGACGGCCTCGAGTACGTCGCCTACACCACTTGGTCGCATACTCCAGAAGACGAGCACTGGCACCTCGTCCTGCCGCTCGCCTATCCGGTGCCTGCCGATCGCTGGCACGAAGTCTGGACTCGCCTGCACGAACGCATCAACGTCGTCGGCGACCCTCAGACAAAAGACCCTGCACGCATCTTCTACCGCCCGCAACACAAACCGCTCACAACTCCCGACATCAAGATTGGGTTCGGCGAGTTCATCGACCCGCAGCTCGAGGAACGGTTCATTGCTCGCCCGGTGATGCGTCGCAATCCGCGTGCAGCGGAGACGAAGAAGAAGCGGTATTGGGAAGACGAAGCGTGGTGGAATGAGCCGCAGGACTTGTCACGATTTGATGGGATGACGAAGCCGCAGATTGCTGCGGCGTTGCGCACGGAGTTCGCCGAACTGCGAAAGACGCTCAATCTGGACTGAGTAGAATCGGCAGTCATGGCCGTGACCCGTGACTTCATTGTCAAGCTCATCGCTGACCCCAAAGAGCTGCTCAAAGGGTTCAATGAGATTGGTGATCGTGCCAAGTCAATCTTCGGCGGTGCCGAAGCAGACATGCAGAAGCTCGTGCCGAGCATCGCTGCGGTCACGGCTGCGTCGGCTGCGGCGTTCGCCGGGCTGGCTGCGTTCGCAACGAAAGCAACACAGGCCGCCATCGAGGACCAGGCTGAGCAGGAACGGCTCGCTCAGACGCTCCAGAAGGTCGTTGGCGCAACGGATGAGGCGGTGGCTTCGACGGAGAAGTTCATCGCTGGGCTGGCGAAGACGACCACGTTCTCCGACAGCCAACTCCGTCCGGCTTTGTCGTCGCTTGTCGTTGCGACTGGTGACCTGACTCGAGCGCAAGACCTGCTCACGGTCGCCCAGGACATCTCGATTGCGACTGGAACTGATTTACAACAGGTAAGCGATGCGCTTGCCAAGGCAAGCAATGGAAATAACAAAGCCCTTCAGGCGTTGAGCCCGACGCTGCGAGACAACATCAAAGAAGGCCAGTCCTTCGATCAGGTGTTGCGAGAGCTGCAAGCGAACTTCGGCGGTGCTGCACAAGCGGCAGGTCAGACGCTGTCTGGTCAGATGACCATCCTGCGCAATCGATTCGATGAAGTTGTTGAGTCAATCGGTGCGGCATTCCTGCCAATCCTTGAAGAGCTCGTCGTGGCGTTGGGATTCGTGGCGACATTCATTGAGAACAACACGACGCTCGTCATCTTCCTGACGTCTTCACTGCTGGCGATGACGGGAGTTATCACCGCAGTCGTCGCAGTGTGGGGTGCGTACAAGGGAGCCTTGGCGTTGGCTTCGGCAGCGAATGCTGTCTTCGGTGCGAGCCTGACGGCCACAGGAATCGGAGCCATCATCGTCCTGATTGGCTTACTCGTTGGCGCGTTCGTCACCCTCGTCGCCAAGACAGGCAGCGTCTCCAACGCATTCAAGACGATGGGCAACTTCCTGATTATGGTCTGGGAGCAGGCCACGAACAATATTCTGATCGGCGTCAACTTCGTCATCGACGCATTGAACCTCATCACGAGTCCGCTGCGGAAGATTGGCATCGACATCGGCACCATCGACAAGATCGCCCCGGTGGCGTTCGGTCGCATGGAACTCTCCGCCAAGGATGCCGCCGACGGAGTCGACCAGATTCGAGTCCGCCTCGAGCAGACCTCTGGCGTCCTGCAACGCTTCGTCTCTGGTGTGCAGGCGGAGAACCGTGCTCGTATGGCTTCGCAGGGTGCGCTTGACAAATACAACGAATCGGTGAGAAAGCAAATCTCTGCCGGTGCTGGCGCAGCCGAAAAGACCAAGACCGCAGCCGACAAGTTGAAGGAATACACGCAAGTCTTGAAGTCAGCGCAGCAGGCATCCAAGGCGTTCGGTGACGCTCAGAAGCGCACGAGCCGCGCTCAGCAGTCGGTGGCCGAAGCGGACAAGGCAGTCGCCGACGCCCAGGCTGCGCTGCTCAAGGCTCAGCAGGCTGGTTCACCAGCCGAGATTGCCGATGCTCAGCGGGCTGTGGCTGCGGCTGAGCGTGGTCTTGCCAGGGCGAAGTTCGGTCAAGAGGAAGCGATCATGGCGGTGCGTGACGCCGAGCGCAAGCTCGCCGATGTTCGCCAAGACCCGACGTCAACACCCGATGCAATTCGTCGTGCCGAGATTGACTTGGCTGAAGCGAAGTTCGCTGTCGCCGACGCCGAAGACAACCAGATTGATGTCGCCAATAAACTTAACGAGGCTCGCCGCCAGTTGCGTATCGCCACCACAGGTCTTGCCGAGGGCGACCGCGAGCTCGTGCCGTTGCAGGATGCGGTCACCAAGGCGCAGGAGCGTCAGCGTGAGGCTGCCGACGCCTACACCGAAGCACTGGAGAATCAGGCTGAGGCGCTCGAGAACTACAAGACGGCGTTGCAGGAGTTGGCGGATGTTGCCAAGAACTTCCCGAAGATTGCGGCCAGCGTCGGCCAGCCGGGGCTCATCCCGCAGGTGCCGACACCAGCCTCAAGCACGCAGGGTATGGGTCCGAACCCGCAGACGCAGACACCAGTCATCGTGAATGTGACGGCTGGTATCGGTGGGAATGCGTATCAGGTTGGTAAGGAAATCATTGAGGTGTTGGATCAATACACGTCGGTGGCTGGTCCGCTCGACACGTTGATGCGCGTGGTCTGATATGGC